TGGATACAAGAGGCTCTGCCTATTAAGGAGATTATAATGGCAAAAGGAAACAAACTAACAATCAAACAAAGAAAGTGGATCAAGAAGTATATTGAAACAGGAAACGCTACTGAAGCCGCTATGCAAGTATATGATTGTAAGGATAGGGAGAGTGCTGGAACGATAGGGTCTGAAAACTTACAAAAACTTGCATTCTCAGAACTTATGGATGAAATGGGATTAACTGATATTGCACTTCTTAATGTCGGTACAGAAGGAATGACTAAGGCGAAGAAAATACATGGCACGGGAGATAACTTCGTTGAAGTTCCGGATTATGGTGTAAGGCATAAGTACTGGGAAACGTTATTAAAGTTAAAAGGAAAGTTAAACAATAAAAACATAACCGCAGTTCAAGTAAACGTACAACCAATACTAGGGGGGGTTACTACCAATGTACATACAGACAACAGGAACAAAGAAAATTCTTAAACTAAACAAACGAATAAGAGGAGTGGCTGGTGGTACAGGTGCTTCTAAGACTATTTCAATTCTCTTGTGGTTGATAGACTATGCTCAAACGCACAAAAACGAATTGATTTCAGTAGTATCAGAGTCATTTCCTCATTTGAAACGTGGTGCGATGAGGGACTTCTTAAATATTATGGAAGTTCACAAATATTTCAAACCGGATAAATGGAATAAAACAGATTATACATACATATTCGAAACAGGTTCACGAATAGAGTTCTTCAGTGCAGACCAACCCGGAAAGGTAAGAGGACCACGAAGGGATATTCTATTTATTAACGAAGCAAACAATATATCTTACGAAACATACACGCAATTAGAGGTTCGTACAAATAAAATAATATGGCTGGATTGGAATCCGGTAGCAGAGTTCTGGTTCTACGAAGAAGTAAAAAATAAAGAGGGTGTGGATTTCTTAATTCTTACTTATAGGGATAATGAAGCATTAGACAAAAACATTGTCCGTGCTATTGAAAGCCGTAAAGGAAACAAGAACTGGTGGAGGGTGTACGGGCTGGGACTTTTAGGAGAAGCAGAAGGAAGAATTTATACAGGCTGGAAAGCGATTAACTCCATTCCCCATGAGGCAAGGCTGGAACGATATGGACTGGACTTTGGATATTCGAATGATCCAACAGCAATCCTTGCAATTTATTATTATAACGGTGGATATATACTAGATGAGATTACTTACCAGAAAGGGTTGTCAAATCGCCAAATAGCTGATATTTTGCTTAACAAGGATGGTGGTTTGGTGATAGCGGATAGCGCAGAGCCTAAGAGTATAGATGAAATAGCAAGTTACGGAGTAAGTATAATCGGTTCACGAAAAGGCAAAGATTCGGTTTTACAAGGAATACAATATGTTCAAGAGCAACGTATAAGTGTAACCAAACGCTCACTTAACTTATTAAAAGAATATAGAAACTATTTATGGCTGACAGATAAAGAAGGTAAGATAATAAACGAACCATCTCCTATTTTTAATCATTTAATGGATGCATTAAGATATGGAATGGAGAGTCTTAGGCCTAGAGATGATGACACTGAATTGCCTGATGATACCAAAATGTTTGATAAAGGATTCTATTGATGAAATACGAACTTTCTATCAAAAAACACAATATTCAGCCACACATTGATATTGAAAGAGATATTAAAAAGAGAAGGAATGGACTCTTTACTTTTACATTGAGGATAAATAGTGGTAATATAGTTGACTATAACCTGACCGAATATGTTAATGCCCGACAAAAGTATTTCGGAGTTAAACGAGTTGTTGTCACCCAACATTCCACTACATATAATTATAGAAAACGAAGTTAACCAAACACCTTATGGAACAATAACTTTCACCATGCAGTTAAAAGATGGACAGGTAATTGTGGATACACTTAATATAGTTAAAAATCGTCGTTTGAGATATAATGTTAAATGATTTGACAATCACTTGACGAGAATGTTAAAATAAGAAACTAGCCAGATACAGCTATTTAGCGGGGTTTATGGCGCACTAAAGGTGCGTCTTTTTTTTATGGCAAAAATAAAAGATACAATACTAGACAGGCAAGGTGTTTCTTCTCAGCATCTTGCTAGCAAGAGAGAGCTTTGGGATAATGCGGAAAAGTTATTCCACAATCAGTTGAATGATGCGGTGTCTGCTGAAACTAAATCACAAGTGTTTGATCCCAAGCTATCAACCTTAACACTCGAGAGGGGATATAGAGTAATGGCACAACTTCCCACCGGGAAAGTAAAAGGTATCTCCAAGAACGATATAGGCGCTTCACAGTTGATGAATTTAATCCTTGATAAGTATGTTATTCCTAATGCCAACGCTCAATTTGATTTTTTAACTAAACTCCGAATGGCTGATATTTATTCTAATGTATATGGGAACTTTTTTGCTTTAATAGATTGGGATGTGCGTAAAAATGGATACATAGGACCTGATGTGTGGCTTCTAAATATTAGGGATGTGTTCCCTCAAGTTGGTGCGGTTTCATTAAATGATTCTGATTATGTAATAGTAAGAACATGGAAACCCCTTTCATACTTTGAGGGATTAAAAGAACAAAACGGGTTCAAAAACATAAATAAAATAGTTACCAAACTAAAAGACAAAGCTGGTTCAAAGGCAACCAGACCTTCTAAGGCCAAATCTGAAAGGGAACTTTCTCAATACCCGGAAGAAGTTGCTGCTAAAAAGGCTGGTTACTATGAGGTTTTAACACAATTTGAAAGGGATAGGTGGGTGGATGTGTGTGTAGATGCTGATATGGAGTTTAGAGATATTGCCAATCCTCACGAAAATGGTGAGCTTCCAGTAGCCTGCAAATACTCTATTCCTTTGTTGGATGACTTTATGGGAATGGGCGACTTTGAAAGGGGTGGCTCAATGCAAATGGCTGTTAACTCGGTTTGGAATCTTTATCTGGATGCAGTTAAAATGTCTATTTTTCCCCCGATTATTATCAATAAGGATAATGTAGCCTCTCTAAGTTCATTCAAATGGGGTGCGGCAGAGAAATGGCTAGCAAGGGGGCAAATACAAAATGTAGCCAAAACCATAGAACTTTCACCGCAAGGAATAAATCAGTTTAACAACACATACCAAGTGGCTAATGCGGCAATTCTTAACTTGTTTGGAACTTCGGATACAACCACGACCCAACAGACCGACCCTGGTATGGGTAAAACACCCAGAGCTTTATCAATGCAGAAAGAGAGGGAGAATACTAGAGATAATGCTGACAGGTTCTATATGGAGAGATTTCTCAAGCAAATAATGACCAAAATGGTTAACCTTATTTCTAAGAAACAACCCAAGGCCATTGTAATGAGATTGTTTGATGAAGATATTGCAGAAATAGAGAGAAGCTATCCTGAGATTAGAGATTTATACGATGAAAAGACGGGTAAAGTAACAATTGGAAAATCAAAGACTGGTTCTATTTTGTATGATTATGAGATAGTTTCAGGATCAACCTATGCGATTGACCAGAAATCACAGCAAGATAATCTTACAATGTTAATGCAACTATTCCTTCAATCCCAAACTCCCCAAGGAAATCTACTGGAACAGAAACTAAAAGAGGAAGGATTTAATCTCAAGTTCGGTGAGATATTCAAGAGAGTGGTTTCAAACTCTGGTATTCAGGATTGGGATAAGATACTGGAAGAAATGACTGAGGAAGAAAAGGCTGATAACATATTAGAATCAGATCAACAGAAGTTTATGAATATTCTACAACAGGCTCAACAGGGGCAGGGAAACATAAATCAAGTGCCACCCGAACAATCAATGCAACAAGGACAACCAACAGAACCGCCAGTAGGACAAGGAATATAGAATGAAACAAGCAATAAAACCAGATTTTTTTGTATCCAACATGCCCTCAATTAAGAAGGACGAGGACGCAAAGAAGAAAGGAGCAACAGTAGAAGAAAGACACCTATATGCACTTTCCAGAACGGCGGGATGGAGGGTTTTGAGGGAATTTGCAGAGAATATGTTGGGAGATTTAGAGAACCTTAACAAAGTAGCCATGGATCAAGGAATGAGTTTTGAGGAGATAGGCAGGAATTCAGTTGTGATTACTCAAACCAAAGATATGATTAAAAGGATTCTCAATAAAGTTGAAGATGCGGTAGAGGCTTGTGAGAAACCAGATGAAAAAGAAAAATGAGGAAAAAGCAACCGAAATACTTGACTTTACCAATCCAAGTTTTGTCTTTCGCCCAAACGAACATCATGAGTGGAGGCAAAAAGGCCCATACTTGGTGTGTAAGAGTTGTGAATTGGAACACGCAACTTATATCGGGATGGATAAAGTTATGGTTGGGTTGGATAAAAAAGGTATGCCGATACTTAAAAACCGTTAAGGGTTGAGGGGTATATGTCATAGGTTTATGGTTTATACCACCTGAGCCTTTAAAGCTCAAAGTGTAAGCTCGTGCCGACACTATAATCTCGTGCATGGTTGGGAGGAGGTGAACAACATGGATAAAAACAAAAAGGCGTTAAACGAAAAGGATGAGATGGAAAACATCCCTGATACCACGCCAGTAGCAGAAGAAAAACAACCTGAGGAAGTTGCAGAACCTGAAGTAGATACTGAACCGACGGGGGAAGTGGAAACCAAAGAAGAAGTAACTGAAACAGAGCCCAGAAAGGGTTACTCTAAAAGGGTTAGGGAGCTTAATGCTAAAGCTAAGGCAGAGGCGAAAGCCAGAGCGGAAGCAGAGGCAAAAGCTCAATCATTAGCGGAAAAGGTAGCAGAACTTACAAGTTCAGTAGAACCGCAGGCTGGTTATCAGCCACAACCACTGCCACCTGAGCAACCGTTAGTAGCACCTGGGGAGGAGATAGACGCTCTTGAACTGGATCGTAGATTGAAGGTAAGAGAGGCAAATCAAATCCGAAGAACTGATGCTTTA